AATTCAGCGTTGTTTTTCAGAACGTGTTGCGCAATGGCCTGACTACTTAGTCGGACCTCATAACCACGTGCGCCACGGTGTGGTTTATATGAGTCCCAGTCCCCCCACGTTGCTTTCTCTGCCTTTTCACGCAGTGCCTGATAGTCAATCTTGCTCACTGGTTACCTCCTTTGCGAAGCTCTGCGGCGAACTCGTTAAGTGATATGTAGCAATCTCCAAATGTTAACGAACCGCTCGACTGCATATGCTCCATAGCCATCTCCACACCCTGCGCACGTACTTCAGCCAGAAAAGTGTCGGTGGCTGGGGTTTCGATATTAGGTAGAAGCGCATAATCGCAAATCGTATCGATCGCAGGATCACAACAGTCATCCTCGTTGCGTGGTCGTTCGCCAACCTTCGTTGACGATTGCATGATGATTCCCCAGCAAATACTATCGACCTCTTCGCTCCATCCATCGCAAGCATCACCGCGATAGTCGTCGATTGCAGCCTCAGCCGATTCGATAGCTTCCTCATCAGTTTTGTGCCATTCGAAATTATGCTCAGAGCCATATGAGAAATATGAATGTCCCGCCTTCAGCCCAGCATTCTCCGCTGCCAGCGCCACGCACTTGGCCTCAAGGTTATCAATCGTGATTCCAGCAGAACGACACTCCCGCAACGCCGTTTCCAGTTTTGATTCAAGTTCACCGAACTTACGGACAAGATATTCAGCGTTTGTTTCGTTAACCTTTAAATCACTTGGGATGCATTTACCTTTCAGAAATCCATCCATCTCAATTAGTGTCATTTGTTTCATTTCTTCCCACTCCGCAACATCGCATTCAGATATTTGTTTTGATTCACTGACGGAAAAGAATTTCTCTTAAGTAATTCCTCTCTCGATGGCATTGGCTTTACGCGTTGGCGAATAATCATTTCTGCCGGAAGAATGCTGGGATTGTATGCAAGCCCTCTCATGGTAAATTCCTCAGTCATTACTGATAGCGCCATAGCGTGAGCGGTAATTACGCAGGCGCGGGTCGATATATTCAGGGAAGTGGGTATATGTGGCTTTGCGGAATGGTCGGATTGATGTCTGGTAAATTCGCTCGCGCTCTTCTTTCTCTGCAAGCCATATACAATGACGAAATTCCTTTTCCTCTTTCGTTTCCTGCGGTAGCGACATTATCAGGTCGTAGTTTTTTCTGAATTTATCCAGCACCTCCGATACGGAATTGCCGGAACAGCGGCGCGCGTCATCCGCACCATACAGAGGCGCTGGCATGGTTTTCTCCTGTTGATTATTTAGCTAACTTTTCCCAGATCGCTGAAACGTATTTGGCTTGGTGGATGGCATCATCAAGCGCGTTGTGGCGAGTTCCTTTGAATGGCATATCTCGCTTAGGATCGAATCCTATTACCTTCCCAAGTTCGACGATTGTTCTTACGTCGCGGTCATTCCACCACTGCCACGGAACTGGCTGCCCTGTCAGCGAATAACTGTTGCGGAGAATAACGCAGTCAAATGATGCTCCATTCCCCCAAACCTGAACGAATTTGTGGTTAGCGTTCTTTATGATGAATTCAGATAACCATGAAAGAGCCGTTGAAAGCTCTTGAGTGTTGCTGGTTAGCGATTTTCTGGCTTCTTCACTCTGTTCCATCCACCATAAAATCGTTGAAGCGTCAGGACGCGCTCGATATCGCATTGATGACTCAAGCGAGATATTTACCGAGAACTCTTCTCCTGTTTCTCCGGTATTCGGGTCAAAGAATACCGCCCCAATAGAAATAACTGGCGCGTATGGCCCGTTGCCCATTGTTTCAAGGTCAACCATCAAGTGATTCATGTAAGTCCTTAAATTGCGTGAATAGCGTGACGAGGGAAAGGGAGAGTTACTGGTGCAAAGGGGATATCGTCGTCAAAATCCATAGGTGGTTCGCTGTGATTCCCTTGCTGCTGAGGTTGTTGTCTTTGTTGCTGACCGTCATTTCGCTGAGGTGAAGACTGTTCATTGCCTCCTTGCTTGCCACCAAGCATTTGCATGGTTCCACCAACGCCCACTATGACTTCGGTAGTGAACCGTTCCTGTCCGCTTTGATCTTGCCATTTTCTTGTCCGCAATTTGCCTTCAAGATAAACCTCAGAACCTTTTCGCAGATATTCGCTGGCAATTTCTGCCAGTTTCCCGCTCATTACCACACGGTGCCACTCCGTCTGCTCCTTTTGCTCTCCAGTTTGCTTATCACGCCATTGTTCTGACGTAGCAACGGTAAGGTTTGCAAATGCCGTTCCTGATGGTGAATATCTGATTTCTGGATCACGACCAAGGCGACCAATAATGATCACCTTATTTACGCCTCTGCTTGCCATTTATGCCGCCTGTTTTAGTTCGTTAACTCTGATGTTCATTACCTGAACGCATTTAGCCTGCGCCTCCTCGTTGCCAGCCATTAATTGCCAGTCACGCTGATAACGCTCGATGAGTTTTTTCTTGTCAGTTTCTGTTGATGCATAATCGCTGAAGTCTTTCAGGATTTGTTCGCAGTCAACCGATGGAGATTTCTGGTTGGTATTTTCTGGTGATGGTTTGTTATCTGATGCTGGGATTGCCCATACCGGCAGCGATGGAGGGAGCCAGTAAAATCCTGTTCCATCCTTCAGTTTTGCCCTGTGCCACCCCTGTTTTTTATCGAGAGATGTTTGTGCGAAACCTTCCTCAAGGTTATACAGATACCGACCGATTCCCCACTGAACGGCAGCGCGCTTCATTGCACCGGAACGACCACCTTTGACGGCTTCTACCTGCGTGTTTTCAGCAGCATCCCATTTGGTTACCCATTCGGAATCAATCTTGATTGATATGCCGCATTCAACTCCGCCGTTGTTGGGAATATCGCGGTATTCATTGCGCCATCCTGCTTTGCCGCAAACATCGTCCAGGCGTTTCATGATTGCCCGGTTCGTGACATAAGCCAGCACCATAGCCCACACCTTGCCATCGCGTGTTTTACCGCTTTGCTGTATTCGCCATTCGATATCTTCAGGGCTGAATGGCTCATCGAATTTGTTCAAATCCATAATTCACCTCAGAATGGACACGGCCCAAGGAAATAACGCTGATTTAATACTTCGACTCGGGACAAATTAAGGCATACCCGCATTCCTTCGCGGTCGCCATTATGGCGATACCAGAGAGCTTTCTGCGTGTACATGCGTCTCTGTAACTTGCTCTCCTTCACTGTGGTTGCAAGTGACATGAATATCTCCTTCGTTACCGATTAATGCTTTCATCTGACGAATGAATTCTTCGTCTGACCAGTTATCTGTGAAACTCATTTCCTGCGATACCACGGAAGGTTGATAGCTGATTTCATCGCTTTATTTGCTTCAAGCCACATTTTTGAATCACCAATAAATCTGGCTATTACTGCTTTGTTTTGTGCCGCACGAAGCATCTGGTGATTGATGGCTATTTCATCGCGCATAACCGTGCAAGGCCATTCTATGGCTGTTTATGATGCGTATGGAGTGCAACAATTTTACTACCCAAACATTCTGAAATATGACCCTGATCAATTAGAGTTGAGATTAATTGGACCGGATGGTTTTAAATACATAGGGAGATGCAAAAATATTAATGATTTACGTCTAATAGAACCAACAATTGAAAGTCAATTAATAAATGTTATTGAGCATAGTGATGGTGTTGGTATCGGTGGCGGTTTTTTTGAGTATGATTCAACAGATAATACTTCAGAAGATGATGATGGAATGATAATTGTGACACCTAGTGGTAAGCGTTGGAAAAGGATAACCCATTATATAGCACCTGATTTTTTTGGTGCAAAGCGTAACGGAGTGGATGATGATACTCACTATATAAAGAAATCACTAAACGCTCACAAAAAATACTCTTTACCATTAACATTTTCAGGAACTCCAATGCTTGCTTCTGGCGTTATATATGTACCAGAAGGTGTTTCTGGCATATCTTCAATATTAGTTGCTAAAGTTATAGTTGCAGGCGACTACAGCAATAAAAGAGCAAGTAGTATTCTTGCACCAGGAAGAGGAGGTGCATTTGGTGATAATGACGTTTTTCGGCGTTTTTATGAATTCACCATTACTTCAGTTCCAATTGTCGGAAATCAAAAGAGACCGCAAGGATTAGCATATGATTCCTCCAATGGTAAGTTTATTGTCGCATATGATATTGGTGGTGCGAATGGACAGGTATTTAGATATGACAGAGACGGCAGCGTTGACAACTCATACGGCCAAGTCACGTTACCCCTAAAACACGCCAGTTCTGCTGCATGGCGTAAATCAGATGGAAGCATATATGTAAGTTCTGGTGGTTCTGAGTTTGATGCAGAAGTTTATATCCTTTCATCTGATGGAAAATCAATTCAAGAAATATGGGATTTAACTCAGTATGGTATGGGGGCAATTATAAGCATTGATAATGAGCATGATTTGCTTATTCTTGCAACTGGGAAAGCAGGTTCACCAAATGAATTTTTCTCAATTATTGATATTAATTCTAAGCAACTAATTAGCTCATTTGAGTATCCTGCCGCTTCATTTAATGGAAATCCTCAAGGCATGGTTGCGCACAGTGGCTTTATCCACTTTCTTTCTGATTATGGTATATATGTGTTCAAGTATACTGGGGAATTAGTTGATTTTTGGAGCGTTGAATATGGAGAAGAAGCTCAGGGCATGGCGTTAATTAATGATTCTGCTGTTCCTGCTATAGCTATGTTGCGAGAGGAAGACACTACAAGTGTTCCACATATCATAACCCTTAGAAACCCTGAAGCTGTAACAAATTTTAAATCTGTCGGCGCAGGGAGTGCTTATGGCAGCAATCCATCACAAATTAACCCTGTTGGAATGGATCTGTACAGTTTCACTTTTACGGCAGGCGAGCTATCTACATCATATGGAAGCAGTGTGTTTGGAACTCCAGTTATTGATACATCAGTTCCTTGCATCAGAATACCAATAAAGAAAAACTGGTACACTAAAACTCACGTAATAGCTAGCCCTACGGTTGATACAATACATTCGTACATGGCGATTTTGGATGGTGGAACTTCAGTGATTATAAAAGTTAAAGATTTATCTGGAACAGTCATAAACCCAGCGACATTAAGCTATGCCGCTTTTGATTTAATGCTTGCTGGAACTCAGAGGATATGATTTCTTGGAAATACCCACGATATAGTTTCGTGGGTATTTTTAATATCACTATAAACTATTTATCAAAAACAGTTTTATAAGGAGATATCCCAAGCCCAGAACCAGAAATCTCGTTAGCTTTAAAGTTATTGTTTGCTATTGTAGCTTGCATCACAGGCACGTAAAGACAAATCATACCAGCAAAAACTATCTTTGATAGCTTGCTTTTTGCTGACTCAAGAAGAATAGGACCTGCAAAAACCAAAGAAAAAGAGAAGACATCTGTCATTCTACCAAAAATATACACTTGAGTTGCAAGAAGATACGATGCAAAAAATGCAATTGTTGTGAATATTACAATATTATATCTGTTATTTATGGCTAAAATTCTATTTGTCATTATAGCAATAGAGATAGGTATCATCATCTGAATTAAGATGCCAATCCCTGACCCTATTTGAGTTTCTTTATTAAATCCTGATGATACATAAGAGCCATATTTTGAATTTAAAAATAACTCATTGCTAAAAATGAAATCAATCCCATGCAAGACAAATACAAAAATAGACATAAGAATCATTATTGCTAACGCACGAAATGTGGTGATTCTAAATGCAGTAGAAGCTAATACTATAGGCGCAAAAAGTATTGCCGAGTAGTGCATTGAGCATGCAAGCAAAATGAATAATATAGATTTTGGTTTATTATTGTCAATCCAGAGTCTGCAACTATACATTAGTATGCTTACAGCAAGTGCTTGTCTTAATAGGCAGTACGAAGATAAGTATAGTGTACATATGAAAATTAAAGTTGACGCCCATGTATTTTCTGCACTTATTGATTTTATAAAGAAAAATAATGTTAATGCAGAACATAAAACAAATAATGATTGATAACCAAACCCAAGAACTGAAAGCGATTTTACAATAAAATAGAATCCAATTTCTATTTGCCCCTGATAATAGTCAGGGTATTCGAATATGTCAACATAGTTGAAAAAATCCAAGCCAACTCCATACCGGATGGCTGCTGGTATAAAAAGAATCATAAATAGTATTAAGTATGCGGCATTTTTACCTTGATTAATAAGGCGAATGATTGATGATATTAATACGCCACATATAAGAATAGTGTTATACGTTAAATACGTTTCAAACATTTCTTTTTCCTTTGATGGCCTTTAATATAGCCATTGCGCACAATACCGGTATTGATAAAAAAATGTAGTAATTTATAATTGAATCTTCCACGCAGAGTGTGAAAGATAATATTGTTACTATAATAATAAACAAAATCAATGATGTTATAGTTTCGTTTTTCATTTTATTTACCGAAAACCCCTTTTACAGCATATAGTTATATAATAATATATCATATAACTATATGCCTTTGGTATACCTTTGAGTAAAAACGATGTGGTTTTATGTGATGTAGATAAACTGCATAAGTCTTTCATAACGCTGTACACCATCTGGCAGATAGTGTCAGACAATATACTGATTCATCGCATTGGCATAATGAATGGCAAAGATTTACTTGATTTGCAAAGGTTAAGGTGGATCACTCCACCTTTTCATCAAGCCAATCCGCCCACCACTGCATCATTTCTCTGCGCTTATCGAGATACTGAGCATGGTTGTAAATACCGCGCACAGATCCGCCGTTGGCATGTGCCAGCTGCACTTCAATAGCGTCAGCAGGCCATTCGTGCTCGTTCATAATCGTG